CGGTAGGCCTGGAGCGGACGAAAGCACGGCACCTATCCGGGCAACTGAGAAAGCACGCCCTGAATCGCCGCGATCACCCATCCGGCCCACGCAAGAAACTTCTTGAAGCGCGTCACAGCCGGATACCTCCACGCATCGGGCGACCGCCCGAAACATTCTTAGGGTGCACCCGCTGAGCACCCTTCCGAAACACCTTCTTCGAATGGGCACCGCCCATACCCGAGCGCCGCATACAACCTCCAGGAAAAAGTGAGGGACCGCTTACCCCAAGACGGTCCAGTCTACGACTCCACAGACTAACTACGTGAACACACAACTAACAATACCGGCACTACAGCCGGGGCCGGGGGCGGCTGCTTCGCAGCGCCCCCAGGTACCCCCTAAACAGCAAAAAAACACCAACTAACGCATAGAAAAGCCAACGCGCACGCACGTGAACGCGCACGCACGCTACATAAACAGAAAGCTATCGACATGGAAAAGGAAAAAAGATACTATCACTCACGCACGCGCCTAACGGCGCAAAAACCAAAAGGAGCAACGATGTTGACCTACCAGGAAATCCAACTCGAAATCAACCGGGCGGAAAGTAAACTGATCCGCCAAACCCGCGCCCTCGAGCAAACCAAGAGGCTCATTGAAGGCCTCAAACAGCTCCAGGAGCGCGGGGAGAAGCCCAAGTGACCGGACCAGAGCGTCAAACCCTCGGAAACATCCTCCGACTGCTCGAGATGGCCGAGCACGCCTATTCCCAGGGCAGCTTCGAACACATGGAGGACTACTTGAGGCGAGCCATTCGGCTCCTCAAGGCCATCCTCTAAAAACAGAGGGGGGCCCGGATTACCGGGTCCCCCCTCAAACTCCCCTCAGATGAACCAAAAACAACTTTGGTGTCATCTGGCACACTTACACCAAGTGAATAGTGTGCCTTAGGCCGGCGGAACTTCCACCGGCTTCCCCGCGTTAGCATCCACGGCGGGACCCAGCCCGAGCGCCTTCAGCTCGTCATGACGAGCCGGATCGACGATCGCATCCATGAGCGCTACCGGGTCGTTCGCAAACTTCTCCCGCACCTTTGCGGGAAGATGCACGAACCAATCACGGGTCCGCTCGACCCGCTCCACCGCTTCGCGGAAATCACCGATCTCCGAAACATCACCGAACACGGGCATACGACTCGCCACATGCGAGATTTGCCCGGTCTTCCTGAACCTCTCGAGGATCCTGTTGATGTCGCACGCATCCTTCTCCGACTGAACCGTCCGCGACGGCTCTACCGAACAATCGACCACCGGCCGACGATCATGCTTGAACGTACCCACGGGGCTATCTCCTCTCAGAAATGGACCGCGCCGAATTGATCGGCGCCAGGGGAACCAACGAACGGATACGGTCGGCCCACGAAAGAGCCTGACCGACCCGGCCCTCATACGTCCGAGCAATCGCACGCGCCGAAGGCAGCTCCAGGCGCCGCAGCTCGGTGTCAATCCCGTAATTCTCACGCTGAGCACGCAGGAAATTCTGCTGCTCAATTTGAGTCTGGCGCTGCTCGTCATTCAGATCGACCCGCGACATCGACTCTTTGATCTCTTGAGCCTGAGCACGAGCCTGCTGATACGCCGAGACGCCAGCACCTACCGCGTTCTCCATATGAGCGGAAGCTCCAACCGGCGAGCTCGCACCGCCCTGAGAGTACATGAGCGCCGGATTCAACCCGGCAGCCCTTGCGTCACCGACCGCACGCTGATAGGCGGTGCTGCTCATCCGCTCTTGAAACGCCATCTGCTGCCGAGCCAACTGCCGGTTTTCGTAATTCGTCTTCCACGAACCGGCCCCGGTAAGGATCCCCTGCGCCAAACCGGCCGCAGAGGACACCCCACCGTAAGCGAGGGACAACGTCACCGGGTCCATCAGAAGTGGTCAATCATGCCCGGAACGCCAAACAGCGGCATCGGACGAGCACACTTCAGAGTGAAATAGGTGTCGATCACGAAATGCGGCTCCGTCGTCACCGCCGACACACGATCCAACGGCGGATCCTCGTTGATGAACGTCGAATTCAACGTCGGACGCGTCGAGAACTCCTGGGACAAATGCCAAATGTCCAGCGTCCCGGTCGCCGTAGAGCGCAGCTTCCCGCCGATCTTCGACGGCTTATACCTATACTCCCCGTAGCGCTCCTGATAGCCGAACACCGAATTGTCATCGTTCGCGGTCCCGTCCTGGTAAATCTCACGCGAAAGCACCGCCTGCTCGCCGATATGCGACAGCGCCGGCCAGTAGAAATCCTCACGCGTCGAGCGGAACCACATCCGGTCCGTGCCCTGCTGATACGTCAAATCAGCGCGCACGCAAATCAAACCGATGACCCATCCGTGCTCGGTGAAGCTCTTGACGAAACCATGACCCGCCGCCCCAGCCTTCACCTGGGCAGCCAGAGAACCGAAAGGGGTCTCCAGAGTCCCACCAGACGCCGCCTGGTTGTTCTGCTGGATCTCCGACACCGTAATCATGGTCGAACCACCACCCAGGTACTCCGGTCGCTGCAAACGAGCGTCCGGCGAAATCACGCCGAAGTGACTGCGGACAATCTCGGTATACCGGGTCCCGCCACGAGCGTCCCGCTCATACAGCCGCTGCACCGCGAACGCCTGCCGCAGCTCGTTGATCGTCGCGCCCGTAGCGAGCGTCAAATCCGCATACATCGAGTCGGCCGCGGTACTGGCACTGCCGCTGACCACCACACGGTTCGCCGTCAAATTCGACGCGTCGAGCTGGAAATAACCCGCCGTCGCTTGGGTCGAATAGATCCCAAGACTATCGGTCAACCGGGTCGCATCCGTCGCAATCGGCGCAGACGAACCCAGCGGGAGAGCCACCGCCGTACCCTTCTGAGGCCACGGCAAGCACGAAGTGAAGTAATCGTGCCGCTTCCCACGCTTGAGCAGGACGTAGTCGGACAACGAGTCCGGGCCATCGTCCTTATCGACCACCACTGAATCGATCAGGTTCTGATCCCGGAACCACTCGTTATAGATCAGGTTGTACGCCCGGAACGGCAGCGACTGGAAATCGTAGTTACCGCCCGCCTGGCCGACCGTCGGGAGACCCATGTAGTCACCGAGCGAATTCTCGGCAACCGTCGTCGCGGTCATCTTCGGCAGCGTGTAATCCGTCCCCAAATCGCCTGGGTCGGTCAGCTCGCCGCAGAACTTCTGCCAATTGTTCCAGACCAACCGATTCGGAACGAAGAAGAAAAACGACTCCAGAAACATATTGTCCATGATCGGGACCTGGAGCGGGGACAGCATCCGGGTGATCGCCGCCATCCGGCAATCAAACGTGTCACCCGGCAGGATCTCATCCACGAACACCGGCACGAGGTAGCCCGCGTCAAACGTGAACTTGTTCCCGTGGTTCCGATTGAACTGGGAACGAGGAATCTGAACGCTAGGGACCTGGGAAAAGGTGTGGCCCATCACCGATGGCATTCTCATGCGGACACCTTAAGGCCCGCTTCCTTCCGGCCAGCGACCTCGAGAGCGGTCATGAGCTGGAGCGGAGCCAGCTCGGGGATGGTAGCGCCCGTGGTCTGATCGAACGAACCGACCCGGAACAACGAGTAGTCCGAAGGATGCAGACCCAGCATCGAATCAGGACGCAAGACCTCGTCAGCAAACGTCCGCATCCCTTCCGCGTTCGTCCGAACCGTAAAGGGCTTCTCGAAAACACCGACCTTGCTGTCGAACACAGCAAGGATGACCAAAAGACCCACGCTCATAGCTCCCGCCTTTGGTAGAGGTTTAACCGCGATTGTGCACACACTTCACGCACTGACAATCGTTCTTCGGTCGCGTTTTCGTGATTGAAATCACGAGCCCGTAGGATCCGAATCTCAGCCGCAAGAACAGGGTCGACTCCCTCGAGCAACTTATCGTAAAAGCGCGGAGGTTTCGCCTCTCGGCCTCTTGAAACGACCCGATCCAACGGATAAACATCGTCAGCGAACTGCTCTAACCACGAACGACCAACTCCGCGCGACATCGTGGCGTACTCTGGAGCAACGGTACACTCCTCGCCCGTCCGCCGATTGAACCGACGGTATCCCTCGATTGCTGCCTGACCCGTCAGCTTCTTCAGGGTATACCGCGCCACATACGCCGCAGACTCGAAAGTCACAGCTCCGAACTCCGAATTCCCCAGAGGCCATAGCCTCTCTAACTCCGCACTCCGAAATGTGTCTGAGCGCCATGGGACCCTATCCGGGAAATCGACATTGAACAGCAACGCATGATAATGGGGACGCAAACCCTGCTCCCCATACTCCCCACAGTGGAAATACCGGACCGTCCGACCCGGACGCGCCTTACGCAACCGCTTCGCAAAACGCTGGAACTCGGAAACGTCCAACCCTTGATCGTCCGGCAAATGCTCCTCGTCATACGTCAACGTCACGAAGACGTTGTCTTCCCACTGGGAAGCTTCGTGCATACACCGCACGGCCCACTGCCTGCTTCGCTCCAACCGGCAGCCAGTACAACGACCACACGGCAGACGCAACGCCTCGGACTCTCCCCGAGGCTTCTGAAACCGCATCGCACCGCCGACGCGGTAGGCCTGGAGCGGACGAAAGCACGGCACCTATCCGGGCAACTGAGAAAGCACGCCCTGAATCGCCGCGATCACCCATCCGGCCCACGCAAGAAACTTCTTGAAGCGCGTCACAGCCGGATACCTCCACGCATCGGGCGACCGCCCGAAACATTCTTAGGGTGCACCCGCTGAGCACCCTTCCGAAACACCTTCTTCGAATGGGCACCGCCCATACCCGAGCGCCGCATACAACCTCCAGGAAAAAAAGGGATGATTGCTGCACGCAATCTATCCTAACAGAAGTAACCGCCGCTATCAAGGAAAGGCTTCCGAGCGGCAAAACAGAAACGAGGCCTCCAGCAGCTTAGCTGCTTTACATAAGACTTACATACGCACGCGCACGCGCATATTGCGCACGCACACGCGAAATGATTAAAATAACGACAGAAAAAAAACACTAACCGGGAGGCAAAATGCCAAAAATGACAGCAAGAGAAATAAGAGTATGCCTAGACAGGGCCATACCTGCCTGGCAAGAAGCAATCTGGGACATCAACAAAATCATCGCCAGTAGACCGGCGAAGATGCACGAAGTACAATTAGCGCTCCACGCGCTGTACCGCCGCATGGGCCAACTCCATGCAACCATCAACGAGGAGAAATGATGCTCACGTTCCACGAGATCCAACTCGAAATCAACCGAGCGGAAAGTAAACTGATCCGCCAAACCCGAGCCGTCGAGCAGACTCAAAAGCTCATCGCCGGACTCAAAGAACTGCAGGCTCGAGGAGAATCGAAGAAGTAAAAAAAAGGGGGGCCCGGGTTACCGGGTCCCCCCTCAAACTCCCCTCAGATGAACCAAGGAACAACTTGGTGTCATCTGGCACACTTACACCAAGTGAAAAGTGTGCCTTACGCCGCCGGAACCTCCACCGGCTTACCCGCGTTCGCATCCACCGCGGGACCGAGACCGAGAGCCTTGAGCTCATCGTGACGAGCCGGATCGACGATCGCATCCATGAGCGCTACCGGGTCGTTCGCGAACTTCTCCCGCACCTTGGCGGGAAGATGGACGAACCAATCGCGGGTACGCTCGACCCGCTCCACCGCTTCGCGGAAATCACCGATCTCAGAAACATCACCGAACACGGGCATACGACTCGCGACATGCGAGATTTGCCCGGTCTTCCTGAACCTCTCGAGAATCCTGTTGATGTCGCACGCGTCCTTCTCGGACTGAACCGTCCGCGACGGCTCCACCGAACAATCGACCACCGGACGACGGTCATGCTTGAACGTTCCCACGTTACCTCCTCTCTGAAATGGTCCGCGCCGAATTGATCGGCGCGAGGGGAACCAACGAACGAATACGGTCAGCCCACGAAAGAGCCTGACCGACCCGGCCCTCGTACGTCCGGGCAATCGCCCGAGCGGACGGGAGCTCCAACCTCCGGAGCTCCGTATCGATCCCGTAATTCTCACGCTGAGCGCGCAGGAAATTCTGCTGCTCAATTTGAGTCTGCCGCTGCTCGTCATTCAGATCGACCCGCGACATCGACTCTTTGATCTCCTGAGCCTGGGCTCGAGCCTGCTGATACGCCGAAACGCCAGCACCTACCGCGTTCTCCATATGAGCGGAAGCTCCAACCGGCGAACTCGCACCGCCCTGAGAGTACATCAGCGCCGGGTTCAGACCCGCCGCACGCGCGTCAGTGACCGCACGCTGATAGGCGGTGTTCGACATCCGCTCTTGAAACGCCATCTGCTGGCGCACCATCTGCCGGTTCTCATAATTCGTCTTCCACGAACCGGCCCCGGTGAGAAGCCCCTGCGCCAACCCGGCCGCAGAGGACAACCCACCGGAATACACGAGGCCCAACGTCACCGGGTCCATCAGAAGTGGTCAATCATACCGGGGACACCAAACAGCGGCATCGGTCGAGCGCACTTCAACGTGAAATAGGTATCGATCACAAAATGCGGCTCCGTAGTCACCGCAGACACGCGATCCAACGGCGGATCCTCATTGATGAACGTGGCATTCAACGTCGGCCGCGACGAGAATTCCTGGGACAAATGCCAAATGTCCAGCGTCCCGGTCGCCGTAGAGCGCAGCTTCCCGCCGATCTTCGACGGCTTGTACCTATACTCGCCGTAGCGCTCTTGATACCCGAACACCGAATTGTCGTCGTTCGTCGTCCCGTTCTGGAAAATCTCACGCGACAGAACAGCCTGCTCGCCGATATGCGACAGCGCCGGCCAGTAGAAATCCTCGCGGGTCGAGCGGAACCACATGCGATCCGTACCCTGCTGATACGTCAAATCAGCGCGGACGCAGATCAGACCGATGACCCAACCGTGCTCGGTGAAGCTCTTGACGAAACCATGACCCGCGGCCCCAGCCTTGACCTGCGCGGCAAGAGAACCGAAAGGGGTCTCCAGCGTCCCACCAGAGGCCGCTTGATTATTCTGCTGGATCTCGGACACCGTAATCATGGTCGAACCACCGCCGAGGTACTCCGGTCGCTGCAAACGAGCATCCGGCGAAATCACGCCGAAGTGACTGCGGACAATCTCGGTATACCGGGTCCCACCACGAGCATCCCGCTCGTACAACCGCTGAACCGCGAACGCCTGGCGCAGCTCGTTGATCGTCGCGCCCGTAGCCAGCGTCAGATCCGCATACATCGAGTCACCCGCGGTACTGGCACTCCCACTCACCACCACACGGTTCGCAGTCAAATTCGACGCGTCGAGCTGGAAATAACCCGCCGTCGCTTGGGTCGAATAGATCCCAAGACTATCGGTCAACCGGGTCGCATCCGTCGCTATCGGCGCAGACGAACCCAACGGGAGAGCCACCGCGGTGCCCTTCTGAGGCCACGGCAGGCACGAAGTGAAGTAATCGTGCCGCTTCCCACGCTTGAGCAGGACGTAGTCGGACAACGAGTCCGGCCCATCGTCCTTATCGACCACCACTGAATCGATCAGGTTCTGATCCCGGAACCACTCGTTATAGATCAGGTTGTAGGCCCGGAACGGCAGCGACTGGAAATCGTAGTTACCGCCCGCCTGACCGACCGTCGGCAGACCCATGTAGTCACCGAGCGAATTCTCCGCAACCGTGGTCGGAGTCATCTTCGGCAGCGTGTAATCCGTACCCAGATCGCCCGGATCCGTCAGCTCGCCGCAGAACTTTTGCCAATTGTTCCAAACCAACCGATTCGGAACGAAGAAGAAGAACGACTCCAGAAACATATTGTCCATGATCGGGACCTGGAGCGGGGACAGCATCCGAGTGATCGCCGCCATACGGCAGTCAAACGTGTCACCCGGCAGAATCTCATCCACGAACACGGGCACCAGGTAGCCCGCGTCGAACGTGAACTTGTTGCCATGATTCCGGTTGAACTGGGAACGCGGAATCTGGACGCTAGGGACCTGGGAAAAGGTGTGGCCCATCACCGATGGCATTCTCATGCGGACACCTTCAGGCCCGCTTCCTTCCGGCCAGCGACCTCGAGAGCGGTCATGAGCTGCAGCGGCGCCAGCTCGGGGATGGTAGCGCCCGTCGTCTGATCGAACGAACCGACCCGGAACAACGAGTAGTCCGACGGATGCAGACCCAGCATGGAATCAGGACGCAACACCTCATCAGCAAAGGTCCGCATCCCTTCCGCGTTCGTGCGAACCGTAAAGGGCTTCTCGAAAACACCCACCTTGCTGTCGAAAACAGCGAGGATGACCAAAAGACCCACGCTCATAGCTCCCGCCTTTGGTAGAGGTTTAACCGCGATTCTGCACACACTTCACGCACTGACAACCGTTCTTCGGTTGCATTCTCGTAATTGAAATTACGAGCGCGCATGACCCGAACTTGAGCCGCAAGAACAGGGTCCACTTCCTGCAATTGCTTATCGTAAAAGCGCGGAGGTTTCGCCTCACGGCCCCGCGAAATGACCCGATCCAACGGATAAACATCGTCAGCGTACTGCTCTAACCACGAACGACCAACTCCTCGCGACATCGTGGCGTACTCTGGAGCAACGGTACACTCCTCGCCCGTCCGGCGATTGAACCGACGGTATCCCTCGATTGCTGCCTGACCCGTCAGCTTCTTCAGGGTATACCGCGCCACATACGCCGCAGACTCGAAAGTCACAGCTCCGAACTCGGAATTCCCCAGAGGCCATAGCCTCTCTAACTCCGCACTGCGAAATGTGTCGGAGCGCCACGGGACCCTATCCGGGAAATCGACATTGAACAACAACGCATGATAATGGGGACGCAAACCCTGCTCCCCATACTCCCCACAGTGGAAATACCTGACCGTCCGACCCGGACGAGCCTTACGCAACCGCTTCGCAAAACGCTGGAACTCGGAAACGTCCAACCCCTGATCGTCCGGCAAGTGCTCCTCATCATACGTCAGGGTCACGAAGACATTGTCTTCCCACTGCGAGGCTTCGTGCATACACCGCACGGCCCACTGCCTGCTTCGCTCCAACCGGCAGCCAGTACAACGACCACACGGCAGACGCAACGCCTCGGACTCTCCCCGAGGCTTCTGAAACCGCATCGCACCGCCGACGCGGTAGGCCTGGAGCGGACGAAAGCACGGCACCTATCCGGGCAACTGAGAAAGCACGCCCTGAATCGCCGCGATCACCCATCCGGCCCACG